CGCTAAGAACATCCACGTCCGTACCCAAGTTTAATAATTAAAGGAACCTTGCAATGAGCATGACTATTCGCGACTATTTCAATAGTTTCAAAAATGCCGATTTCGTTGACGGCATTACCCAAACCCCGCTGCAATACGGCTACATCAACAGCCAAAACCTGTTCAATACGAAATCGACCAATCAAACGGCGATCATCTTTGACAAGGACTATCAAACTGTCACGCTGATGCCTCAAGTGAATCGCGGCGCTCACGCTGCTGTTCAAGGCCATGAGCGTAAGGTTGATACCTTCTCGCTGCCGCTGGCTTATTTCAAAGCTGCTGATCGAATCACCAACGAGGACATCCAAGGCTGGCGTCAACCGGGTTCGACCGACAACGAAACGTACGGTCGTGTCACGGCTGAAAAGATGGCTGACCTGCGCCTTGCTTGGGACCAGACGATGGAATACATGCGCCTGCAAGCTCTGAAAGGTGTTACCAAGTCGCCGGACGGCACTGTGATGGCAGACATGTTCTCGCAATTCAGCATCGCCCAAAGCTCGGTTGACTTTGTTCTCGGAACTTCGACCACGAACGTTGACCAGAAGATTCGTCTGCTGAAATCTGGTATTGCTAAGAGTGTTATGAATGGTGGCGCAATTGGTGGTGTTAAAGTGCTGGTCGATCCGGTGTTTTTCGACAAACTGATTTCGCATCCGAACATGAAAGCTGCTTATCAGTTTTACATGGCTAACGGTGCTGGCAACCAAGCGCTGCGTGATGATACGACGGAATACATGAAGTGGGGCATCATGGATCACTTCACCCACCGTGGCATCACGTTCGTGTCGTACGACGCAACCTTCAATCTGCCGAACGGCACGACGGAAGTGGCTTTCGCTGATTCGACCGGCATCGCCTACGCTGACGGCGTGAAAGACCTGTTCCGTGGCTATAACGGCCCGTCTGCAAAACTGTCGGAAGCTAATCAGCCGGGTCAAGAACTGTTCGTGCGTTCGTACGTCGATCCGCGCGACGAGTTTGTCGAGTTTGAACTTGAAGCTGCACCTCTTATGTTTTGTACTCGGCCTGCGTCCCTGTGGGCTGTCTCGTCGAGCAACTAAGATTCTTAGCCCTCTTCGGAGGGCTTTAGTCTCTTGACTATAAGAACTTCTCGTGAGATAATAAAACGTTGAGGTTCTTATGTTAAGGAGATTTATGGGAAGGCGTTACAGTACACCGGAAGAGTTTTTAATCAAACTCCGTCAAAAGGTAAATCCTGTATGGGATTTGTCAAGGATAGACTACAAGGGTTCTTCCGTCAAGGTAGAAGTCTCCTGTAAGAAGCATGGTGTGTCGTGGGTACTTCCGGGCAATCTTTTAAAAGGTTGTGGTTGCAGGAAATGCGCAGACGAATCCATCGGTAAGGGCAGCAGAAGTAACACCGAAGCTTTTATCCGCAAGGCAGTTTCTTTGCACGGAGATAGGTTTGACTACTCTGTGGTGGAATATGAGAAATCTTCTGTCAAAGTAGACATAATTTGTAAGCAACATGGTAAGATCAGTATGACACCAAATTGCCACTTATCTGGTAAAGGCTGTAGGAAGTGTGCGGATGATTTGATGTCAAAGATGCGGACAGCAGATTTAGAGCATTTTAAAATGCGTGCAGCACAGATTCACGGGGAAAAGTATAACTACGACCACGCTATCTATAAAGGCTGCGAAGTGCCTATAAAGATTGAGTGCAAAGAACACGGCCTATTTTGGCAAGTGCCATACAATCACTATAGTGGTTCTGGTTGTCCATCCTGTATATCTTGTGGATACAACCCGAATAAGGCAGGGTATCTTTATATTTCTTGTTGTGACGACATCACTAAAATTGGAATCACAAATAGGGATGTTATTACTAGGATTTCTGAAATATCTAAATCAGCAGGTTTGCATTTTGAACTGGTATTGTATTGGCGGTTTGAACAAGGTTGTATGGCGCAGACTCTTGAAAGAGTTATTTTAGAGGAGATGTGTGAACATTACAACTCTTTAACTGTGAAGTTTGACGGAAGCACGGAATGCTTCTACGGTGTGGATAGAGAAGGAATAGTTAATCGTGTTAGAGAACTTATTGAGGAAGAACTATGTTAATTGATCCGTCCACACTAATAGGACAACTTAGGTTGGCACTCGGCGATTGGAGGGATTTGCCCGTATTGAACGATGACATCTACCAAAGTGCCCTTGACAAGTACAACAACAATTTTAAAGCTGCACGTGCTCTGTGTGGGCAATATATCCTTGCTACACTCAGTTTCGACTCTGACGCTAAGATGGGTATTATTACATCTTATGGGAGTCAGGTCTACAACCAGTACAAAGACTATCTGCTTTTAGTCCTAAGAGACCCCGCTTTCAACGGCGTTTGCCCTCTGCCATATGTTGCAGGTGCAGATGAACTTCATCCTATCTTGCAATTCAAAGAAGACTTCACTAACGCACAGAATCGCCCGACATCTGACGAACGTTTGCATCAAATTGCTGCCGGCCCTTTTGACCCTTACAGTGGTCCTGTTGCTAACGGTGGCGTGGAGCCCCAATAATGAATTCCTTCGACCGCACAGTAGCGTCAATGATGGCTAAGTTCGGCACCACAGCTTACATCAGCGTGGCCGTCTCCGAAGAGTACGATCCCTCTACATCCGAGAACACCGCGTCTTACCAAGACTACTTAGTCAACATTATGGCGTTTGATTACGTCCGCAAGAATGAGGGCGAAGGCACTGAAAAAGACACGCTAGTTAAAACTGGCGACAAGCAGGTCTATGTGCAACCTCCGCAAAAAACAGAAGTTGGATTAGCTCTACCTCACCTCAATGCAAACAGGGACTTGCTAAAGATTGGTGATAAGCAATACAAGATTGTTACTGTAAAACAGCTTAATCCGTCGCTCTTACAAGACTCATGCATTCTGTACGAACTGTATGTTCGTGAATAATACAACAATTTAAAGGACTAAAATGGCTGCTTGGACAGATTACGCTGAAAATAAAATTGTTGACGCGGTGTTCCGTGGTCAACCTCTCAACGCTCCTGCTACGTTTTACGTAGGGTTATTTACTACTGCGGATAATGACGCAGGGTCTGCTCGTGTAGAAGTAAGTGGTGGTTCGTACGCTCGTGTTGCAGTGACATCTTCGCTTGCTAATTGGGCTGGAACTCAAGGTGCTGGCACCACAGTTGCATCTAACGGCACAAGCGGCACAACATCGAATAATAATGCAATCACTTTCGCAGCACCTACTGCTAGCTGGGGATCGATTGTTGGTATGGGTCTTTTTGATGCTGCTACAGGTGGCAATGAGTGGGTGTATGGCACTCTGTCGACACCTAAGACTGTTAATAGTGGTGATCCGGCTCCAAGTTTTGCTGCTGCTGCGTTGTCGATTCAGGTTGATAACTAATTTAGTTCATTCTCTGGAGCTACAATGACAGTAATTTATTCAAGCAATTTTGATTCTGAGTCATCTGGTAACATTGCAACCGGGTGGACAGCTAAGGTTGGTACATGGGCTGTAGGGACGAGCAACCCGATTTCTGGCGCACAGTCATTCGGATCGACCACAGCAGTTGACCAGAACACAGCCCTGTACACCAATTCGGCGTCTCTGACGTACACGAAAGTGCAGTTCAGCCAAAAGCTACCTTCGGGATCTAGCAACCAAGGCCACTATTCTCCTATTCTGCGAATGGATTCCGCGTACCAGAATGGTTATGTCTGGTTGCTGGACTTCAACTACACCGCAGGAAAACTGACACCACGATTCTACAAGCGTACCAGCGGGACTTTTCCAGCACCTCAGGTTGGCGCCACGATGTCCACGACATTCGTCGCTGGAGACATCCTAAACGTCGAATGCATTTCCAGCGGCAGCACGCATGAAATCCGCATCTGGCGTTCTGTAGATACGAAGCCTACCGCCGCCACGGCATCTTTCACCGATACAGCATACACTAGCGGTTACGTCGGTTTGTTCCGCACGGGTGCAGGCTCGGTAGGCACGGCTGTTGACGATTTCAGCTTGGATGACGGCGCTGTGCAATCGGCAGCAACCGCAGTAACGCTGAGTGGCCCAACATCGGGAACGGCTGGGGCGCAGTCTAGTCCATTCACTGTCGGCGCAGATGGCGCCATCACAGGAACCGTCACAGTCACACCTAGCGACGGTGGGGCAGGGGGTACGTTCTCCCCAACGAGTGTCCAAATTAGTAGTGCATCGGCTACAGCGACATTCACTTATACGTCGCCAGCATCGGCAGGAACGTACACCATCAGCGTCACGAACAACGGAAGTCTGTCGAACCCTAGCAGCATCTCTTATGTTGCGTCCGCATCTGATACAACGCCCCCAGCTTTCGTAAGTGCAGTCGTTGCGAATGCAACCCCTTCGACCATCACACTGACGTTCGGTGAAGTACTAGCAGCAAGCACGCCGCCCGCTTCGGCCTTCGCCGTGTCAGGAGGGCGTACCGTTACTGCGGTTGGCACACCTTCTGGTCAAACCATCGCCCTGACAGTGAGTTCGCCATATGCATACGGTGATGCCATCACTGTCACCTACACGCAACCGGGAACAAACCCACGATTGCAGGACGCAGCAGGAAACCCAACCGTCAGCTTTGGCCCGTCCACCGTGACAAACAACGTGGCAGCAACCACTACCAACGTTCTGACAAATGGTACGGGCAACGTGCTGTTCTCGCCCTACAACTGGAATGTCGGTGCAAGCAGCGCAACAACCATCAACCCCGGAGCCTACTTCAAAACGCTTTTCACGGGATCGACGTGCGTACTGAACTTTGACATGACGAATATTACGTCGCCGGTTCCGCAAATCTCCTATCTCGTGGATGGCGTGGGCGGCTGGACGACGGTCAATATCGCCGCAAGCGTCACCATCCCCGTACCCAGCACAACCTCAGCTTGGAATACCAAAGGCGGTCACGTTCTTGAAGTTGTTTTCAAAAGCTCCTACCTGAATGGTAACCGTTGGTCTCCACAGGCGGCTGCAATCGTCCTTACTGGTATCGTTCTCGATGCAGGGTCGACCATCACTGCGATGACAGCCAAACCGACACGCGGCCTGTTCTTCGGCGACAGCATCACCGAGGGCGTCCGCACGATGGACGGTTCGTACACGAACGACATGGATCGCGCCAACTCCCGCATTGCGTGGGCATATCAAGCTGGGCTGTTGCTGGGTGCCGAGACGGGTATTGTCGGTTTCGGCTCGCAAGGCTGGACAAACGCAGGTAGTGCTGGTGTGCCCGCGTTCTCGGATGCGTACAATTTGCTTTACTCGGGTGTTTCGCGATCTTTCGCCACAGCTCCAGATTTCATTGCAATCAATCACGGAACAAACGATTCAGTCGACATTACCAGTACGGCCACGACTGTGCTCAATGCGCTGCTTGCCGCAACACCGACCTCTACAAAGATCATCGTATTCCGCCCATTCAAGGATGCCACGCACGCTACACAGTTGCAATCGGCCATTGCCGCAACCACAGCACCGGGGAGGGTCTACTACGTTGATACTAACGGCTGGTTCACTACGTCCAACAGCAACGACGGACTGCACCCATATGGAAATGTAAGCATGAATCGGCTCGGCCCGATGGCAGCCAGCGCAATTCGCAGCGCACTGACGGCCCCGGCAGCTACGACCGCTCGCAACGTGACCCTCACACTGACCGATTCAACCGGAAGCCCTCGCGCTAACCTGTCAGGTCTGAAATGGGCGTTCTTCGACCAAGGACGTCCTGACATCTTCGCCGCCCCAACATCTCAAGGGGCTGTGGCAACCACAGACGGCAGCGGCCAATTGGTTATCAGCGTGAACACCAGCTTGTCTTCCGGCTCCATCGGGTGGCTTGACATTACGGACAGTGACGGGACGACCACTCAATCGCCAGCAGCGAAAGCCTTCAGCGGTCCTGTGGTGTTGTCATGACTTCGGTCATTTTCAGCCCACAGCGTAGCGGCAGTGGGGCGATATTCGGTGCGCAGACATCTGGTGCGGCGTTTTCTTGTGTGGTGTCAGCAAGCAGTACAACATCTGCAACTCTCACCACTTCAATTAAGTTGTCTGCCAATGTGGGTGCGACAGCTTCCGTTATAGCGGGGGTGTTGTCGAGTGCAGTATTGTTCAGAGCAACCCTGAGTGGGCAGTGCTCTGTTTCCGCAGAAATAACATCAGTACAGGTAATTCCCATGTTTACACCAAGCCAAGCCAGAACAATTAACGTTCAAGCCACATCTCCAGTTTTTACAGGGGGTAAGTGGTGGACTCTCACAGACCCTAAAAAACCTCGTGGCCTTAAAGACCCTGATGCTGTTATTGACATCACGTTTGATTGGTCTGTATGGCTGGAGGACATTAGTGCAGACCCCAATAGCCTTGTCACGATTTCCGATGTGACGTTCACTGTAAATGGTGTGAGTAGCGTTGGTAGTTTTTCTGATGGTACTAAGGTGACAGTATTTATCTCGGGCGGAACTCCGGGTAGCGCTGCTACAGTGGCGTGCTTGATTACAACGCTTACCACACCACAGCGCACGGACGAACGTACAGTGTATATCGACATTGCGGAGGAATAATGAATTCTTGCAAAGTGTTTGTAGTCAATGAAGCGCTTAGCCGAGATGACGTTACATTTGCAGCCAAACCTAAAGCACAGCTTCGTGCTGTGCCATACGGCGCTGCTACAAAGCAGATTGTTCGTATCAACAATATAGAGCAAGACATATTTTCCATCTTTGATGCAGGTACAAGCATTCTTGCGGATATTACAGGGATGGCTTTGTTCCTCACAATCTTTAAAGGCAGTGATGTCTTTGCTGTGGTGAAAGGTAAAGTTAACTCTGACATCAAGGGGATGGTGTCGTTCAAACTTGACGAGTTACCTGCTGGCTTCTACTCGTATGAAGTCACTGTAAGGGCAAACAACTATTCGCAAAGCTTGCTCTCTGGCTCTTACGTTATTAAGACCTCGTAAAATTGACAAGATAGTGCACCAATGCTATAATTCTTTTCTGTAAGGGAGGTATATGGGAAGTTTTGCAGATTCCCTCAGATCGAACATCCAACGGGTGCAGACAGAAGTTAACTTCAAGATTAACGCTGTTGCATACAACCTGTTCACTCGCATTGTAAACAATTCCCCTCATGTCGGTGATGGCCCATATGTAGCAGGTCACTTCGTTGCCAACTGGTTCCCTGCTGTTAATAGCTTCGACACATCTATCACAGGTGCTACGAGTGATGGCGGCGACAGCTTAGCAAGAATTGAAAGTATTATCAAGCCTAGCACAGCGTTCTTTCAGAAGGACGGGTTTGTGAGCCTGTCTAACAATCTTAGCTACGCTGCCAATGTGGAATACCTAGGTTGGAAAGCAGGCAAAGACCCTATCAGCGGTTGGACGTGGACCGGCATGCGTAGAGTGTATGCGCCCGTGCAGAGCGCATACACAGCGATTAAAGGAGAGCTATGAACATTAGACAAGAGGTGGAGTCAGCTATCGCGGCCTTCGCTGCTGCACAAAGTCCTGCAATCTCTGTTGCGTATGAAGGTGTAGCGTTTAACAAGCCTGTTGGATCGCCGTACTTGCAAGTAGTGTTTCTTAACAATGCTATTAAAAATGCTACTGTGGATGCGATGCGACAGCGTGTTTATGGCTCGTTCCAAGTTATGGTGTGTGTACCGGACGGAAAAGGCATGAAGCAGCTTGATACGCTTACAAGCGCAGTTGCAGCACTCTTTCCTGTGTACGACAAGGCCAAGTATAGCACGTTTAGTGTGGAACAGCCAGCCAACATTAGCCCTCCTATGACGGATGCCGCTTTTAGAGTTGCTGTGGTGAGGGTGCAGTATAGACAAGAGCTATCAAGCTCGTAAGGATAGCCGCAAGGTTATGAAGCATCTTTTGCAAAAGATAATTTAATTTAAAGGAAATACAAATGACTCAAACCGTTGTTACAAGTGCGACTACTACTATCTCGATCTCGACAACGCTGCCTACGACATACGACTCTACGGGTTTCTCGGCCTTGACTTGGATTCCTATCGCAGAGGTGAGCCAACTGGGCGTTTTCGGGGGCAAAGTTTCCGTACAGAAATTTATTCCGCTGGACACTGCGACTGTTATTAAGCGTGCAGGTAGCGTCGATTATGGCACGATTAACATGACTCTTGCCAAGCACACCGGCACCGACATGACTGCCCTGCAAACTGCGTTTAATGGTCGTACATCGAATGCGTTCAAGGTGACGTATCCGGCGACACTTGGTAGCGCATACTTTACAGGTATTGTTACAGGTCTTCAAACTAACGTCGGCAACGCAGACCAGATTCTGCAAACCACGGTAGACATTGAGCTTGACAACAGTGTGATCGAAGGCACCTGATTGGTGTAAGAGGGTGTAAACCCTCTAAACCTTAAGAGCTTTCTTGCGAGAGCCTTTAACGTTTAAACACTTATGGGAATAGTGGCCTTATACCCTATTCCCGCCTTAAGTGTATCTTATTTGAATGAGGATACACATGGGTAAGAAGCTGACACAAGAAGAATACTTAGTGCGCTGTGCTAACACGCATGGAAACACTTATGGACTACAACACATAGTTTACACCAGAACCACCGAAAAAATCGATGTCGAATGTCATGAGCACGGAATTTTCAGCGTGCAGGCAGGGTCGTTCATGCGCGGAACTGGTTGCGCAAAATGTGCTTGGGTACAGAACGGACTTAACCATCGGAGTACACAAGAGAAGTTTATAAGCGACTGCCTTACTTTACACGGTAACAGTTACGATTATACGGACGTAATATACGTAAGGTCGGACATCAAGGTAAACATCACATGCAATAGTTGTGGATGTGTATTCCAAATGATGCCAGAGGCACACTTAATGGGGCAAGGGTGCAAAGACTGCGGGTACAAACGGAACGGGAAAGGCTCTCAAATAGGGTTTTCTGAATTTTCCAGAGATGCGCACCAAAAACACAAAGGCGTGTTCTCATACGAACATGTTGAGTCCATGTGGTGTGGAATCAAGAACACCAAGTTTGAATTATATTGCACGGTTCACGAAGAGTGTTTCACAACTACGGCTGCTACACACGTAAAAGGTGCAGGTTGCCCCAAATGTGCAAAGATCGCAGGTGGGCTTAAGAACCGCAGCAATACGGACAAATTCGTAGCAGACGCAACGTTGAAATTTGGCGAATCTTTTGACTACACAGGTGTGGAATATGTCAAGAGTGATCTTAAGGTTAGAATTCGTTGCGTCGAACATGATAAGTGGTTCAACGTGACGCCAAATTTTCATTTGCACCCGGACAGTAACGGAGGCTGCCCAGAGTGCACTCAATCTGGTTACAAAGCAGGAAAGCCGGGGTATCTCTATGTTCTTCATGAAGGAGAGATGACAAAAGTAGGTATAACGAATAGGAATCCCAACGTCCGTCGCAAATCTGTGTCAAGGGAATCTACTAGGGATTTTAAAGTTCTTAAGGCATATTACTTTGAGGATGGGACAATACCTAGAGATATTGAAACACAGTTGCTTAGGGAACTTAGGGTGCAATATAAACAACCTCTTGAACGCTTTGACGGATATAAAGAAACCTTCTACGACGTAAACCTAGCATCCCTCTTAAACCGCACCGAAGAATTAATTTCGCAACAAACCAAAGAGCAACATAGCTCTAACAACCAAGCTTCACAAGAAGCATAACATAACTAAAGGAACTCTACCATGACTTTTGAACTTAACTCGCTGGCCCTTGCAGACGAAACCTCGTTCCAACTGATTAACCCTAAAACAGATATGCCAATCTTCGCACCAGTCGAGAAGGGGGAAGACCCGGAATCGAAACCTGTTCAGGTTACCGTAAAAGGCGAAGCGAGTGCAGCCTATCGTAAAGCTGTTGATGCAATGATGAAGAAGGCTGCTAAGCGCGGCAAGCGTGAAGCTACACCTGACGAGATGCGTGAACAGAGTGTGGAATTTCTGGTTGCCCTTTCGGTTAAGATTGATAATCTTACACTGGACGGTGAGCCAGTGGATAGCGCAGATGCGTTCCGTAAGCTTTATTCTAACCCGCAGTATGATTGGCTGAAGAAGCAGGTTAACGAGGCCATTGGAGATACCTCGGCTTTTTTGAAAGTCTAAGTTCCCAATTTATATTATACGCAAGACAGCTTGCGTTCTTAGGTGCTGCACCTGAAAAATCAAAATACAGCCGTTTTGAAATGGCCCAAGGTAAGCATCTTGGGCAACGTGACGAAGATGGCAACCTGATAGAGATCGCGACAGAGATTCAACTACCGGAGATTCCCGGCCCGTGGAGTCATCTGCTCGCGATCTTTTCACTTTCGGGGCAAGCGTTGCAGTCCGGTATGGGGCTGACGCCTTTATCTTGGCTTGAAATTAAGGCATTTATTGATGTGAACGAAATAGACATTACGCTTTGGGAAAGGGAACTCCTGAAGCGCATGTCAGAAGCATATTGTGCAGAATACAGCCGTGCAAGCGACCCTAAACGTCCTGCACCGTACACCCCCGAGGTGGAAGAAAATGAAGTTGACCATGTTGGAAAGGCGATTGGCTTCATGGAACAAATGAAACTTTTGAGACAACAACAAAGGGAGTGATATGAGCCTTGAAGCTTCAAGTCTAACAATTGTCGTTAATTCGACAGGCATCGCTGATGCTACAAAAGCACTCAATGATCTTGCAACTGCTGGCGAGAAAGCTGAGAAGAATACATCCAATATTGGTAGCGGTGCACAAGCCTCTGCAAAAGCGCAAGTGGATGCTGCCCAACAAGCTGTACAAGGATTCAATGCACTTACAAGCAGTGTCAGGAATGCTACATCTGCGCAAGACGAAGCAGCTAAAATGGCTGCTAAAATCCGTGAGCAGATGGAAAAAATCGACATGATGTCGCAAGTGCAGAGGTGGAAAGATGCTGCAACAGCAGCGCGAGAAGAGGCTGCTGCACTGCGCCAAGCTCAAACCGCTGCCAATAGCATTAACAGAGATGTAGATGCGTTTGTGGCGACATTGAAGCGTCAAGCTGACACAATGGGGATGACAACAAAAGAAATCCGAGATTATAACGCAGAGCAATTGCGCTCGCGTGCTGCCCAACTTGGAGTATCAGATCAAGTTGACGGATATATCAACAAGCTTAAAAACGCAAAAGGTGCCCATGAAGGATTGAGCCTTGCTACGGCGGGTACGTCTCGTGAGTTGTTGGTCTTGACTCACGAACTTGCTACAGGACAGCTTAATCGTTTTTACGGCTCCTTGCTTGTGTTGGGCGAGCGTGTCAATGTAATGCCTGCAATTTGGAAGGCGTTGGGAAGTGCAGCAAGTGCGCTTGGTGTATCGTTCGGTGTGTTGCTCAGTGCCATCGTGGCTGTCGGTGTCGCACTTGCTGCCGGTATTATGACGTACATGCACAGTGCTTCTGCTCTAAAAGATTTGAACAAAGAAGTTATTCTGACAGGGAACTCTGCTGGGGCAACAGGAGATGCACTGTACACGATGGCAAATCGTATTGGCTCTGCCTACGGGGAATTCGGCAAGGCTCGTGAGGCTGTTATCGCTGTTGCTTCCACAGGCAAGTTTACTGCTGATCAAATTAATCTAATTGCCGAAGCTGCTGTTGGCATGGAGAAGTACGCAGGTGTGTCTATTGAAAAGACAGCAGCGGCTTTTGAGAAGTTGGCTGGCAATCCTTTGAAGATTACAGACAAAGGTTTCAAAGATGTGTCTAACGCTGCCATGCAGCTTGACGAACAAATGCACTTCCTTGAGCCGTCTGTGCTCGCACACATTATTCAACTTGAACGTCAAGGCGAACATGCACAAGCATCTCGCGTTGCCATTGCCGCATTGGCGGAAGAGGAGAAGAAGCGTGCTGAGGAATTGAAGTCTCAGCTTACATCATTAGGCTCGCTTCTAGACACTATGGGACAGAAGGCATCCAACTTCTGGAACAACCTGTTGCACAAAGGAAGTTTGACAGACCAACTTAAAGAGACGCAAGAGCACCTTGCCCGTCTTGAGAGTTTCGGCAAAGGTGACAATGACTTTGGTGTGCGCGAGGACAAGGCCAAGATTAAAGAGCTTCAAAATGCAATTCTTCAGGGCGAATATGACGCTGCGGATAAGGCGCACAATAAGACAATGGATCGCCTTGCTAACGAACAGCAAGTCTATCTACGTAACTTGATGGAACGTTCCAAAGGCGAAGAAAATCTTCAGCAACGTCTTGCTCGTTTTGATAACGTCATCGCTCAGCAACGTGAGAAAGCTAAGAATGATCCAGCGTATGCTGCGATGATGCAAGGTGTATTGTCGGATGCGAGTGTCGAAATGATGCGTAAACAGGTTGAACGGGACAGTATTAAAGCTGCACCGAAGCCTAAGCAGGAAGGTCTTGCGGGTTTGAACGCAAAGATTGCAGAAATCAATGCTGAATATGAAATTGATAAGCGCTATTATGACAATCAACTGAAGTTCATCAACGATCTGCAACAAAAGAAGCTGATTTCTAATTCGGCAGCCGAGCATGCTAAAGCAGAGTTCCTTGAAAACGAATCGAAGCTTGAAGAAAATTCGCTGAATGCTCAGTTGAAGTTGGTCGACTCCTTCTATTCCAAAGATACAAAACTTATGGAAGAGGCTGCAACTAAGCGAAATGAAATCAAGAAGCGTCTTGAGCGCAATCAAGCTGACACAGCAACTCGTAAAGTTATTGCAGAAACTGACCCCGCTGCTCGTCAGCAAAAAGAGCAAGATGATGCTGATGCTAAAACTGTGCAGTTTGTCACGCAAGTGAATTCTCAGACGCAGGCTCTGCAAGCCAAGATTGACGCATACAACCGCTTGCCTGACGCTGCTCGTGATGCAATCACTAACGAGAAGCAGATGCAAGATGAATTCACCAAAGCAGAGATCGATTGGAAACAACAACAGATCGATGCTATCACTGCAATGGGTGAAGGTAGTGCTGAAGAGGTGATTCGTCTCACAGCAGAAAAGAAAGCCCTTGAAGATCGTGCTAAGGCACAAGAAGCTTGGGAACAGGTGCAAGCGAAAATTAACGCTAACGCTGGACGTTCTGCTGCACTCACGAAAGTAGCCACAGAACAAATCCGTATGTGGAAAGACATCGGTAGCGAAATCGAGAAGTCGTTGAAGAATGCCTTTGGTGCATCGGGGGAAGCTGCTGGCAAGATGTTCAAAGCGTTTGCAGAAGGTCAGGCTGATGCAATTAGCCTTACAGACAAGGCTCGCGTGATTAGCGAGAACAAGTCTCTCAGTGAAACCGAAAAGGAAAAGCAACTTAACGACATTCGTCTGCAAGGTGCTCAAAACCAACTCGGCATGTATGGTGACATGGCTAATGCAGCAAGCGGATTCTTTGAGAAAGGTTCTACAGGCTATCAAGCAATGGCTAAAGCCGCACAAGTGTTGCACACTGCTGAAGTGGCACTGTCTCTCATCAAAGGCGTGAACGCTATCCTGACGCAAGGTGAAGGTGATCCGTACACAGCATTTGCTCGTATGGCTGCAATGACAGCCCTTGTGGCTGGCCTTGGTGTGGCTGTGACAGGCGGGGGCGGTGGTGGTCCCATGTCTTCCGACCTGCAACAAAAATCTCAAGGCACGGGCACAGTGTTAGGTGCTCCCACAATCCTTGACGGTGTTGATGTCAAGCTTGTTGGCCAAAAGTCTGACTCAATTGCCAACTCCTTGAAAATCGCTGAGAAGAATTCTGGACTTGGTCTTATTGTGCAAAATGACATGCTGGATGCTTTGCGTAAGTTGGACAACAGTATTTCCGCTTTCGCAACGTTGATTGCCAGGGACTCCAACCTCACAGGCTATACGGCAAATTCTTCTGTATCTGGATTGGCATCTGCAATTGGCGGTATTCCTGTGGTTGGCGGCATCTTAGGGAAAATTGCGACATCGATCTTTGGTGGAAAGACTACAGTTGACGATACGGGCCTTAAGGTCAATTCTGCAAACTTAGGTCAAATTGCTCAAAGTGGTTTGTCTGCTGGACAATATACAAACACTACGACAAGTGGTGGATGGTTCAGAAGCGATAGACACAATACTGATGTTACGTCACTCGGCACAGATTTCAATAGCCAAATCACTCAGGTTGTGTTGAGCATGGAAGACACGCTCAAAACTGCTGCTGTTGGTCTTGGTATTGGTGGCGACGAGTTTGACAAGAAGCTGCAAAGTTTTGTTGTTGACATTGGTAATATCAGCTTGAAAGGGATGACCGGCGACGAGATTCAAAAGACTCTTCAGAATGTATTCTCCAAGCTTGGCGATCAAATGGCGCAATTCGCGTTCTCCGACCTTCAGAAGTATCAAAAGATTGGTGAAGGGTTGATGGAAACTGTGGTGCGTGTTGCGAATGACTTGCAACAGGTTAAAGATGTGTTTGATTCGCTCAGCAAAACAATTCCAAAAGCAGTAGATGCAATCTCCACATCTGAAGCTTTGATCGAACAATTTGGTTCTGTTGACAATCTGACAAAAGGTGTTAAGTCCTACATTAACGCAATCTACACAGATCAAGAAAAGCTTATGCCGATCATCAAGTCTGTGTCTACTGCTATGGATGGCCTTGGGTTGTCTTACGTCAAAACTAAAGAGCAATTCAAGCAAGTTGTGGATAGCCTTGATTTGACGACAGAAGCTGGTGCGAAAATGTTTGCCACGTTGATGAACATTGCCCCCGCATTCGCACAAACAATCGATGACACTGAGAAGCTTGCAAATGATGCTCGCAGTGCTCTGACCGATGCATATAAACGCGAGTCTGATGCGATTAAAGAAACGCAAGACAAGATGAAGAGTCTTGTGACTACGTTGAAGCAGTTGTCTTCTTCTAGCCTGCTTGGCGATCTTTCTCCGCTCACTCCTCAGCAGAAGTATCTTGAAGCTAAATCTCAATTTGAGACTGTTGCTGAAAAAGCTCAGAACGGTGATAAAGATGCACAAGACCAGTTTGAAGCGTCCTACACAGCATTCCTTGAAGCATCTAAAGTAGCTAATGCCTCTGGCGCACAATATCAAAAAGACTTTGTGTACGCGCAGAAGGTGACACAACAAGCAACTGAATGGGCTCAGAAACAAGTGAATGTTGCTCAAGCCACGTTAGATGCTTTGAACAAGCAAGTGGAAGGTTTGATTGATGTTAATGATAGCCTGCTCACTGTTTCTCAAGCTATCGCCAATCTCATCACTGCACTCAAGGGTACTCCGAAAGGTGATCAAGTGGCGAATCAAGCGGCAAGCAATGCACAGTCTGCAATTGAGAAGTTGTACAACGACATCCTTCATCGTGCTTCTGACGCAGCAGGTATGCAATTCTGGCTGGATAAAATTAGCCAAGGCGTCTCGCTGACAGATATTGCAAATGCCATTGCTAATAGCCCTGAAGCTAAGGGTGAAATTAAGCCGATTGGAAGCACTGGGAGCACTCAGGCAATAACTCCTGTGACAGCAACCGTTTCGACAGGTACGCAATCCGTTGTGCATGCCGATGTTGTTGCAGCTATTAACGACTTGAAAGCCACTGTCGCAGAGTCTAATCAAGCTACGACCAACACGCTTGTGGGGGCTGTGTATGATTCTCAAGACAATGCTGCTAACAAGATTGTGAGTGGAACTACAACTGCAATTGCAGCAACTAAAGTTGGAACATCTTATAAAATTGTAGAGAGGTAATATGATTGATTTTGCGGCATGGCTTAAAAATCCTGCCGCTCCTCGTATTGTGTTGGTTGAGGTGAATGTGAAGAGTGGCGGGGTGGAAACAACTCGCTACCTTTCAACGGGGGCTTATGTTACGGCCCCCACAGACACCCCTGCTAACCAGCAATATCTTCCTGTACTGACATCCGGTTTGCAATACACAGAAAAACTGGATGTTGAGGGGACAGGCGGATTGTCTGGTGGTGATCTTGAGATTGCTAACAATAACGGCGAGCGAGATAGTTGGCTTAATGATGTGTGGGATAATCGTTCTATTGTTGCTTGGATTGGCGATCCTAGTTGGCAGCGTTCGGACTTTCAGATGATCTTCAATGGCATTGTTGCCACTATCGACAGCAAGGACGAGAAGACCCTTACACTTACGATTCTCGACAAGCTTCAACGGTTGAACACTCCAGCTACAGAGCAAAAGATTGGAGATGTCAATACAACCAATCCAACAAATAAAGATAACCTGTTTAAGTTGGCTTTTGGTGAGGTTCACAACGTTACACCAGAACTGTTAGACGCCACTCAGCTTAAGTATCAAGTGCATAATGGTCCAATCGAAGATATTATCGAAGTGCGGGACAATGGCATTCCTATCGCAATTACTAAGAGCTTATCTGACGGCACGTTCACTTTGTCCCACTCGTCTGCCGGGGTAATTACCGCATCTGTTCAAGGGGATAAGAACACAACCTACGTAAACACTATCGCTGGTGTTATCCGACGGATGGCAACCAACTTTGGCACAGCTCCCTCCCGTTACACTGACTCCGACATCGATCTTACAAACTTTTCAGCGTTCGATACAGCGTGCCCGCAACCTGTGGGGGTGTTCTTGGAGAGTGGAGATAATGTGCTGACCACTTGCCAAGAATTAGCTAAAAGTGTCGATGCTCGTTTGGTTACATCACGTTCTGGCTTGCTTCGCCTTATTCAAGTGAATATCAACGGGACAGGCACTCCTGTAAGAATTGATACGACTCAGATTATTGTGGGTAGCCTTAAAATCAGCAGCAGACCTCTTGTACAAGCATCGATTAAGCTAGGATTTGACAAAAACTACACTGTGCAGGATAATCTACTTACGAGCATTCCAGATGAGCATAAGAAGCTTTTCGCACAAGAATGGCTAACAACAACATCGACAAATGCAACGGCCAAAGCTGACTACAAGCTTAACGCAGCACCGCCGCAAGTTGACACCATGCTCTTGCGTAGGGTAGATGCAGCGGCGGAAGCTGATAGACGTGTAACTTTGTGGAGCACTCCTCGGAACGTGTTTCAGTTTACAGGAACGTCCGATTTAATCAACTCTTTGACATTAGGCTGTGCAGTCACTTTGGTGCATCCTCGGTATGGCCTGTCAAACGGCAAAAATGGCGTGGTGGTGTCTCTAAGTCCCAATTGGTTCAATGGCACTATCATGGTGGAAGTTTTAATTTAAAGGAAAACAATGGCAACAGTAATGAATGATAGGGATGTACTTTTGTTGGGGATAACTCAACGAGACGTAAATTCTCAAGATGCAACAATTCTAATTACGAGTGATTCTCCTACATTCCACGTAAGTGCAACTGGGACAACCACTCCCTCCTACATTACTGTTACCGCCCACCTCCTCAACATTATTGGTACAGCTTCGTTCACCGCCGCTGGTGCAACTATTACAGATAATGGAGATAACACTGCCACTATAGCGTACAACGGCATGTCGGGGAGCAGCGCTGTTATTACTGCAAGTGTAACACGAAATGGTTCTACGTACAATGCTAGCACAACTCTTACTAAAGTTGTAGACGGCTCTGCGGGCCAAGCTGGCTCGTCTGCTGCTTGGGTTGAAATCTCCACGTTTGGTGGACAAGTGTTTAGCCGCCCAACTGCAACATCTGCATTCACTCCCACATCTATTGTGCTGAATGCAACACCGTACGGTAATAACGCGACATCATTCCAGTGGCAATATTGGAACGGTACTACTTGGACGAACATCAGCGGAGCCACTTCCGCGACATATGAGGTGGCATCTGGTGACTTTACATCGTCGCGTAATTATCGTGTACAGGCGACGATTAACGGCAGCGTCTATGTAGATGAAATGACGCTTGTGCAAGTGACAGGTGGTACAAATTCTGTTAGTGGCTTCTTGACCAATCAATCTATCACACTTGCAGCAGCAACTGATGGCACCGTAGGTAGCTATGCATCTGCTACAGGTACGTTCAAAGTGTATGATGGTATTACTGATAAGACTGGCGCAAGCGTAACTTACTCTGTTGCCTCACAAAACAATTGTACGATTACTATTAATACCTCGGGTGTATATAGCATCACAGCAATGTCAGCAGATACAGCGAGTGCTGTTCTGCAAGCAGTTTATAACGGAGTTACGATTCCGCTCACAGTGACTCTTGCTAAGTCTAAGACAGGTGCAGCAGGCACGCCAGCTAATCAATACGCTACGGCTTTCTTGTATCAATGGGCGGCAACTGTTCCAGCAAATCCGACAGGGACATCTAATTATAACTGGTCAACTGGCGCGAACACGGGATACGTGACAGGCGATGGTTGGAGCACAACTGTTCCTACGAATCCGGGCACTGCTAATCTCAGCTTGTTTGTGGCTATTGCACAGATTGTGGCTTCCTCTGGGACCACTTCAAGTTCTGTGAGTTATTCAAGTGCCACTGTTCAAGCATGGACCAAGAACGGTGCTACTGGCCCCCAAGGTGCTAGCGGTGTTCAGAGTGCCACTGCCACAGTCTATCAATGGGCTGCAAGTATTCCTGCAAGTCCTTCCGGCACGGCTACATACACTTGGAGTGGTGGGGCTATCAGTTCCATCCCCTCTGGTTGGTCCACAACAGCAGGAACATCCCCCACGCCGGGAATGACGCTTTGGGCCGCTAAAGTTTATCTTACAGATGCTGCCACAGTAACACAAACAAGTTTCAACTGGACATCTTCTTCTGTTTCATCTGTGGGTTACGCAGGAAGCAATGGTAGCACAGGACAACAAGGGGCCTCGTACGTCACTGCTTACTGTGCTTCGTCTACCGCTACAACTACAACAACCCCTGCACAAACAACTGGCAAGACAAGCCTTCCTGCTACGAACGATGGCGGCATTACAGGGACGTGGAGCAGCACTGTCCCGACCTTGACATCTGGACAGTATTTGTACCAGTCTGACGGTATTTATGACCCCACTACAAACAAAGTAACGTGGTCGATTCCATACTGGTCTTCGTTGAAAGTGGGAAGCCTTAATGCCGTTGCGACGAACACGGGCAACCTTACTGTAAGTGGAACAATCAGTTCTGCAAATGGTAATTTCTCTGTTGACTCTGGCGGCGGTGTAACAATGAAATCCGCCACAATTCAAGATGGTAGCGGAAATATTATTCTGCAAGCAGGTGTGGCCCTTAGTGCACAGACAGGTCAAGTCAGTACAGCTATTAATTCTGCTGCTACTACTGCTACGTGGACCGGGGTTACTGGCACCGGCAAACCCGCCGACAACGCTTCGTCCGACCTCGTGCTGATCGGTCGGGGGGTTACGGTGACAGGTAACAGCGCTGCCAAGAATGTTGCCGATGGTTGGAGTAACGCCGACGTGTACTCGGTCGACAGCTTCACTGGTGGCGCATATGCTTCTGCTGTGGCGGGGGAGGCCAGCACCAGCCTGATGTTCGGCTTGAACAGCGACCCCACATCTGACAGCAGCTACGCCAGCATCGACTACGCGATATACCTGGCTGCTGGCACCCTTGCCGTCTACGAGAGCGGAGTGAACAAAGCTCCTAGCTTGGGAGCCTATGCCGCTGGCGACGTGTTCGCAGTTGTGTATGACGGGTCTTCGGTCAAATACCTGAAAAATGGGGTTGTGGTCTACACGTCCACTTCCGCCAACGCCTCGGTCCCGAACCAGACTCTGTTCTTCGACAGCTCCCTCAACTCGTCGAATGCCACCCTGAAGAATATACGTTTCGGACCGCTGTCCTCCAACAACTGGGCCAACATCGGAAATCGACCCGCTGACGACCAGATCAAGAACAACCTGACCGACCTGTCGTGGTGGGCCAAAGGAGCGACCATTCCATGGACCCTGAACGACGAAACCAACGCAATTGTGGACGCTATGGGGGATATTGGTGTCCTCGGTCCGAAGGGGGTTAACGAGTCTGTGTGGCTGGCAACAGAAACTGCTAACAATGGCGGCAGTGGTGGGGGATGGAACTTAGCGCCCTTGGTGCTTGACCCGACCAAGACCTATCGCTTTGTGATCCCGATTCGCAAGCTGTCCGGCTCGGCCACGGCCTATTGGGGCATCAACGAGGGTACGACTTGCACCTTGAATACGACGACGGCTGTGAGTAACCCGTATTTCGCCAACATGTCTATTTCCACGACGGACCGGTGGTATCTGTTCGTCGGGTATATCTACCCTGCGGGCTCCACTGGCAACACGAACGATAATGCTGGTGTCTGGGACTGCATGACCCGTCAGAAAGTAGCTTCCGGGACCAACTACAACTTCAAGGTTGGGATCACTTCTCACACCCACCGGGCCTACCAGTACTATGCCTCCAACGGGGCGCAGCAGGTGTTCGGTCGGCCGATGGTCAACCTTGTTGATGGTTCCGAGCCGTCGTTGGAAGCTTATTTCGGCGGGCCTGTGCTGGGTCAGAACGTCGGTGGTCAGATAACGAGCAGTAACTCGTCAACATTGATCGGCACAGGAGCCATCAATTCCGTTCATATATCGGACCTGCGCACAACCAACTACGCGGAAGATGGCTCGGGTAATCCTACTGCGGGTGCTAAGTTGGCGTCCACTGGAACAGCATTGAAAGTTGCAGCCAACTCTATGCAAGTCGGTACACTGGTATTGTCAGATTATTGGTTTCGTCTTGTGCAGGGTGTTGATGGCAGCGTTACGTCTAACAGGATTATCTGGCGTGGAAATAACGATGCAACGACGAGAGGTGGTGCACCGAATATTGCGTGTCTGTCGATTATCCCCTTAGAAGATTTTGTAACTGTGGATTACTACAACACTATCCAGTACACGATCGATTATCACCAATTCGTAATCACACCCACCAGTTATAGTAGTAATAGTGACAACCTAGACGCATTGCAGCAGATCCACATCCAGTATTTCAGAGCGAAGACATCTCCCGCGCCATTTACTGAGATTTACCTACCTTGCGCATCTAGGACATACGATGGTGTGTCAGGTATAGTCCGTGGCGCGTGGACATGGGGATGGAGGTTTGACAAAACGGGAGATTCGTCGCAGCCCGGTGTCACGGACGGCAACAGCACATTGGTATCTGGGTCATCTTGGGGCGTCTACAATGGATATTTACGAGTTCGCTTAGCTAATACATATGGCTGGTCCGCTACGAAGGACTTTGACAAAGGGGTTACTGCCGGAACCCCTCTTGCCACTACAACAATCACAGGTGTTGCAGGTAGCTCAGGCGGCGGCTCTGGTGCATCTGGTGGTGCATGCCCGGCCCCTTGGGTGAAAGTGAAACTGTTGAACGGTAAAGAGGTAAACGCCTCCGAACTTCACAACGGAGCTAAGCTTGCTGCTGTCAATGACAACAATATGCAACCTCTCCCACAAGGAGGGACAGTAAGAGACTTAAATATCATTTGGGCTCAACGCTATCGTGTGAAGCTTACTAACGGCGCGGCGACAGAATGGAGCGAAAATCACCGTTTTGCTGTGGTTGATCGTGGCTGGGTAACAGTGCAAAACCTTCGTGCTGGCGATCAAATCATGGGCTTGCAAGAAAGCATTGTGGAGTCTGTGCTAGCTGTTGGAGAAGGTCAAGTGGTGAGCTTCCGTGTCGAAGGCGCGGGTACGTATTTTGCGGGTGGGCTGCTTTGCCACAACACTAAAGCATCTTTCTAAAGGAATTATTATGGTAACTGATGTACAAACAGCGTTGGCGAATGAAGCACGTCGCCAAGAGCTTAGACAGAAAATTGCCGGTTTGCAAGGGTCTATGAATGCTACGGCATCTCTGGTACAGCGTTTGAACAGTGTAAACAGTGATGCTCAAATTTCGCTAGGCGCTGCACAAGATGAATTGGCTGCATTGGAGGCAGGTGCTGGTCCGGGGATCACAGCCGACTACGGCCCTAAATCTATCATCACACAACTGGTAGAGTCGGAGAGGTTTGCTGCTAAGAGTGCTGCAATAGACTTCATCAAAGCCAATCCTGAATGCTCTGAAGATGATGCGGCAAATGCTTGGAATGCAGCCGCATTGGCAAGCCATCCTGATTTCCCTCTTGTAATCCAAGATGCACTCACGCTGTCTAAGCTTTACAAAGCGAATCTTGTGAAGGCTAATCTTATCCCTGATGATACTTGGGAGTCTTATCGCACTTTCATTGTCAACACGGATAAAACTGTTATCGAAACGATGTAAGCTGTTTTGACAAGAAGTGTTTGCCGTGATACAATCTTCTAAGGATTTTATTAGCTCATTTTTGAAAGGGTATCATGGCAAACGTTAGAGTTATCTATGACAATGCGGCAGATAGGGCAACCCTTTCTTCCACAGCAACAGCTACAGGGTTGGATGTAACTAAGCTTACCACAGATTTGAAGTCTGATGTGTGCAGGTCTACCACAACATCCCTCACCGTTACCGCGACATGGACTACAGCAGAAACAATTGGTGGTGTTATGTTTGCATTCACTAACTGCACAGACAATGCCACTATCACGGTGAATGCTTATACTAACAGTGGAGACACAACACCAGTGTACTCTACGTCTGTAACAGCGTCAAGCGGAGGTGTAGCAACGAATAGGGGTGTAAATTATTTTGCTTATGGTGGTGGTATTTATGCCCGTTGCTGGTTTGCTCAGCGCGTAACAGTGCAAAAGCTAGTTATCACTATCTCTGACGCAGGCAACACACAAGGGTATGTAGAGGCAGGCCGACTCATCGTTGGAAACTATTGGGAGTCTGTTGTTGGAGCGGAGCAAGGTAACACATCGATGACGATGAATGACATGAGTGAGCAGTCCCGCACATATAGTGGTGATATGCGAGTTACAGTCAAGCCTAGATTCCGTAAGCAGTCTATTTCTATGCCCTCGTTGGATGCCAATGACAGGGCAGCTTTGTGGTCTATCTTGTACAACAATGGAATGGTGAAGCCAGTGTTCCTGAGTCTTTTCCCGGACAATACTGAGGCCAAGAAAGAGCAGGCCCATATGTTGTACGGGAGGCTGTCTACTAACGCCGCGATGTTGACGCCGTACTTCAATTTTATGGCTGCTAAGATTGACGTGGAAGAAATTTAATGGGGATACTATATGAAGTACTCTGAATTTAAAGATGTCTGTCAAAGTGGTGACATTGTAGCGGTTAGCCACCAAGAGTGGGATACTATTGCTGACGTAGAAAGTCAGATTGTGAGAATGGCAACAGAGTCCGAATACAGCCATGTTGCGGTTGTTTGGAAGGATAAGAGTGGCGAGCCTCATGTGATAGAGGCAGTGGTGCCTAAAGTATCTGTAAGTCCACTTACGAAGTATTTAGATCACGGCTTCTATCACATTGCCACTACAGACAAACCAATGAGTAAAGAAGAAGAGGCTTACGGGATGTCCCATGTTGGTGACAATTACAGTAAGGTCCAAGCAGTCGAAGGATTTTTTCACATGTTAGACATTGCACAAGATCGTCGCTGGCAGTGCAGCGAGCTTACCATTTCTATGCGCAGGTTGTCTTCTCTGGATTTAGGGTCGATCGCAACGCCTGCTGCTGTAGTACAAAAAGCTCTTTCTAAGGGCTACACACTCACCTTTGTAGAGAGAGATTAATATGGATTTTAACATGTTGTTGGGACCAGTGCAAGCGCTGCTGGGTGCTCTGTGTGCCGTGCTGTGGGCAAATCTTACAGAAACAAAAAAGAAAGCGGAGAAGGTGGAAAACGATCTTGCAACGTACAAGGTGCATGTGGCAGAGACTTACGCATCTAGCACAGAACTAAAAGAAGCTCTGCGAGACATCAATAAAGCGTTTGAGGCATATGGAACAAAACTTGACATGCGTCTTGATCGGCTAGAGGAACGTCTGAACAAGATGATTGACCAGAAGGAGCACTGATGGACATCACACTTGCACAACTTACTGCCATTATGCCATATGCCAAGAATCGTGCAAGTGTTTTCTTGGCTCCGTTGAATGCTGCTATGGCAGAATTTGAGATTAATACACCCCTCCGCATGGCAGCATTCTTAGCCCAAGTGGCCCACGAATCAGTAGAGCTTCGTTACACAGAGGAGATTGCTTCTGGAGAGGCGTATGAAGGTCGGAAGGACTTAGGCAATGTGCATCCCGGATGGGGTAAGTTGTACAAAGGAAGAGGGTTGATCCAAACAACGGGGTATTTCAATTTTCTTAAAACGATGATGGCACTGGGGATTGATTGTGTAGAGCATCCGGAGTTGCTGTCCCTCCCTGAGAATGCTTGTAGGTCGGCGGCATGGTTTTTTAAGGATCGTGGACTAAACGCCTTGGCAGATTCTGAAGATTTTTTGACATTGAGCATCCACGTAAACGGAAAGAACAAAGTGACGGGTTTGCCTAATGGGTGGACAGCAAGGCAAGCTTACTTTAAGAAAGCAAGAGAGGTATTGAAATGCTAAGTATTGAAAAGATTAAAGCACTATATTCAGTGTTTAAGGCAGGCGAAGAAGTTGCCGACAAGAAGAAGTGGGTGGGCCATCAGATCAGTGCGAACATGATAGCTGCACTGCTGTTTGCTATTGTTTCCCTGTTGCGGAGTTTTGGTTATGACTTTGGTATCGACATGCAGACTTGTGCTGACATCGCTATTGGTTTGCTCAGTGCAATTAACATCGGCATCAACATCGCAACCTCCAAAGACCACGGATTGCCATCGGGAGCCGTACGAGAAACCGAACAGACTGTGCGAAGCGATGGGCCGCCTGCCGAAGAAAAGCCCGCCAACGTGCAAGCTGAAATCGCACCTGATGCTGGACGAGGAATTGTTAATGCATCAATTGATGACGACGTACGTGCTCGCGCCCTTGAATGGGCAAGACAGCATAGCACAACAAACGGCCTATCGAATGATGCTTGATAGTGTCAAAGGCATTGACATCTCTTTGAAATGTCGACTATACTAAAAAGCGTGAGACAACCTTAGCTCGGTCCTCACGCTTTCCTTAGCAACTCTTGGTAGAGAGTTCGTTCGCCCCTTCACGAAAGTGTTGGGGCTTTTTTATTTATTAGGCTGCTGCTTGGTGTGCAGAGCGGCTAAATGCCTTGATAGCATTGTAGAACACAACAACTTCGTTGATCAGTTGAGTGACTTGTGCAACGATCTGCTCAAACGGAACCGGGGGAGAGGATGCTTCGTACAGCGACTTGATGATGCCGAGGGCAGCTTGTTGTTTAGCTGCGCCGTTACCCGTACCTGCGAACGCTTCAACGTTCTTAACAGTGTCGCTCACAACAGGCAGCAGGGTCAGGATGATGTTTGCGGTTGCAATGATGTTCATAGTGTTTAGCTTTCCTTATGTTAGCTTGGTAGATTTGTTCAAAGATTGTTTATATAAACGTACTGCGCGGCCTTACGGCTTCTTGTTATTGGCAGATTCAGAGGGAACGGCATGTTCCGAATCAGCATTGATGTAAGTGTATGCCTACAGAAGATGTGCTGTCAAGAAATGTTCGTGATTTATTGCGTGTCATTAAAACGACATATACATAATCTTGTGACATTGTTGCATTGACAGCATAGCTTGCCTGCAAGAACTGCTTATTCGTCCACAGCTTTGCTCAGAGCATCGAGAGTTTCAGCTTCCGCAACGATGTCTTTGGTCTTGACAGCAAAGCGAGACTTGATGAACTTGCGAATGATCTTCTTCTCAATCTTGGTTGCGTTGGCAGCTTCTTCGACAAGAGCCTTGAAGTCGTCTTTCAACGCAGCCTCTTCGGCAAGAACATTGATACCCCGTTGCAAAAACTTGGTAAGGTCTGCCGCATCAAAGGTTGCCTGATCTACGGTAACATGCTTGGTCATTTTTAAAACTCCTTAGTCGTTAATATTTACGGTAAAATTTTGTAGGGCTTCATATGCCCGTGGGTCAATCTTGTCCTTCCATCTTTCCGCCAAAATTTTTGCGATACACTCTTTGCGGGTCTTGTAAGCGTAGAAGGCTTCTTCCGGGGTGTCGAAATTGCCTATATAATTTTTAAAATCTGTTCCAGAAGGTGCACATTGTGCCTTATACCGTGCAGTAACCTTCTTTTCCATTTTTACACCAATTGGCAGTTTACCCCTCCGCATGTTCGCTTGGATTAAAAAATTATTAATCTGTATAGGTAGAAACAAACAGGTGCCTTCCGAGTACACTTTGCAATTCTTGTATAGCAGGTCTTTGTCAATTTGCCAAACTTCATCTGAAGAGTAACCAATCTGTTTTTGACACCACTCTGCGAAGTGTTGGAAATCTATAAATTCATTTCGGACACCTTTGTATGTGTCGCGATCTTTTTGGTACTGCCCATCAAGTTTACATCGCGTCTGTACGCAGCGCCAAATGTTGCCTGCTCTGGTATAGATTTGATTTTTACCTCGACCTGTAGACCTTACCCACCTTCCATCTAAACCTTTGTAGTCAGGGACAGCCATTTTCGCCTTACGCAAAAACCTGCACACGCTGTTTGCCATCTTCGCCAGTGAACGAAGCCCACAGCTTACCTTTACCAACATACGCACAAGCGTGGAACTCGGCATTGATGTAACGAGCAGCTTTCTCTTTCGATGCGCCCGTACGCAGGATGGCGTTTACACGGTCGGCAATTTGTTTAACAATGTTCATACGATTTCTCCTTAAGATTTGTGTTTCGTCTAAATCGACAAGAGCTATTCTACTGATGAGCTTGGCCCTTGTCAACAAGAATTTTAAAATTTATTTCAAAGCAGCCCACTGTTCGTCGGTAAGCTTGGTAAGAGCTTTGTAGTCACCTACCAGCGTTGCATCATTTTGACCTTCCATGTAGATTTGCGGAACAGATCGATGCCCCATCGACATGAGCATTGCCCGGACTACAGGGTCTTCATCCACTTTTACCGTTTTATACTCTACACCTTTCGCATCCAGCAATGCAGCAGCCTTGGCACACTCAGGACAATTATTCTTACTATATACAACTAGCATTATCGATAGCTCCATTCAATAATCTTGTCACCAAGATCGTCAATAATAATATTAAGGCGATAGTTTGCTTGGTCGCCCTCTTGGTTGGCATTCTGAGTTTTGTTCAGATCAAGCCAGTTCTCCATATATTTCAAAGGATTCTTTTCAATCTTGCGTGGCGGCTCAAAGCCAAACACTTCATACACTTCTTGTGCGTTGTAGTCGATCCAGTCAATTCCACTTTGCTCAGTGAAGCCAACACACTTACGACCGTTGCTGAACAGGTAGGTGTTCCACTTATACTCTGCCTGAACAACCTCGTCCAGCATGCTACGGATGATGTCTTTGTCCTTCTCAAACCATGCCGCACCGCGATCAGTACTCAGTTCGTGCTTGATAACATATTTACCAGCTTCGGCGTGGATAAAACGTTCGTCCTGCATAATCTTCTGAACCAGCTTGCCGATGCCTTGAAAGCATTGCTCACCTTCCACCACACCGAACGTCGCAGCGAACGAATCCACAAACTGAAGGCGTTCAAGGCAGTACAACGCCACTACAGCACGCATCACAACAGGGTAGGCATCCTCTTTTGCAATCAAACTCAAAGTGTAGGCTGCACCTGCGTACTTCAATTCATTGAATGCCCTAGAGACAGCTTCAAGCCTACCAATGATGGCATCGTTCTTCATGATGCGCTCAAAGATGTCTTTGGGATTCTCCATGCACACCCGAACGATTTCCGAGTAGGTTAGAGCGTGCAGCACTTCAATTTCGCTAATCTTCAGCAGTGCTGCCCAGTATTCACTGTTTGTAACAAACGGTGCGAATAGAGGTGCAATACTGCGGGCAGCAAAGCTGTCAGTCTCCCACTGAAGCGCAAGATTCTCAAGCATGATTTCTCGTGCTTCCGGCTTGCAAGTGAGCATGTCGATACGACTTTGCTCAAGATCAATTTCATCTTCGGACCAATCAGCGGACTTTTGATCCTTGTAATACTTAAACAGTTTAGGGTGTGCTACGTTGATGTTATCGTACAGTCCGGGGGCTTGCCCTAGAAACAAACTGTACTTGCCAGTCTTCCATTCATCATTATCTTGGTTAAATACAGTCATGTTCATCCTTACAATTTGCAGCTTTCGCACTCAGCCTCATTTTCTTCAAGAGTGAGGCCAGCTTTGGTGTTGGAATAGTATCCGGACTTATGGCCGCACGTAATGCGGTAGAGCCAGTCTTCAAACATCTCCGTTGCACTAATCTTAGGCGTCACACCCGCAGGGAAAGCACGGTACTTGTCAGCACTAATAGCCTGCCCACAGAACTTCTGGAAGATGCCGTACATCTCAGCAATATCCTTAGCTGGAACAGTCCAAGCCAACTGATACGCATCTTTCAATTCTTCCAAGTCCGGTGCAAGAAACACATTTTTGTTAGTGCCACTCGTCTTAACAACCACAAGCTCACGAACCGGATAAATACTATTGGTCGTGTTGCCAGCAATGCTGCTTGATTCGACAGGCATATACGCTTCAAGAACGCTGTTACGCATGCCGTGCTCTGCAATCTCCTTACGAAGACCTTCCCAATCACACAGAAGGGGTTGATTCGTCACATTATCGATGTGTTTGCAGTAGGTGTCAATAGGCAACCAGCCATCTGCATACTTCGTCTTGTGGAACCAATCGCACTTGCCACGCTCCTTGGCAAGACGCACACTAGCCTTGTGGAGCCAGTAAGAATGCATCTCAGCTAGTCGGTGCATGTAAGCTTTACCCTCTGCCGTATCGTATCGAAGCCCCTTAACTGCCATATCATGTGCAAGGTTTGTGATACCAATGCCAGCAGAACGACGAGCCTGTGCAGTGTACTTCAGATGCGGGAACGGGTAGTCCATGATCGAAATCACGTTGTCAACCATCTTGAGAGTGCGGTACGCCACTTCCTCATACATTTCAGGTGTCACACGCCCTGCAACAATTGCACCTAGATTGCACAGACCAATCTCACCCTGCACATCATCGTCCATTCGGTAAAGCTCGGTAACATCCTTGTAGCCTTGTGTCGGCAGGCCGATTTCTTGGCAAAGGTTAGAGCTATACACAGGGTCTTTGAACGGCGTATGGCGGTTCAGTTCATACGTATTGTGCTCGTACATCCGACCCGTCTCTTCTTCCATACGAAGGAACTCTAGAGCAAGTTTACGCGCAGGAATAAACTTCTTACGCTTGCTGCTCTTTTCGTGTTCCTCATACAGCTTCTCAAAGCTGCCGTCTGCACGGTACATCGCTTCCCACAGATTAGGATTCACCTTATAGCTGATGTTCATCCACTGCTCATTCTTAGCAGCCTTCTCTGCAAGCAGAGGGTGGAAGCCAAAACTGTAGTCGAGTCGTCGCTCTGCTTTCGATGCAACAGTAGTTGGGTGACGAAGGCGCAGCAACGTCTCAATCTCAGGATCAAGAGCATTGATGTGCATCGTCTCCGCACCGCCACGACCGCCTTGCAGGTTGGCATTCACAGCACTTGCCTGTGCATTGTAGTACGGCAGTTTCCCACCGTGGCGAATAGTATTCTTACGAACACCATCTCCCTTACTACGAGTCATCAGCATGCCGCCAATGCCTGCACTGGAAGCTGTCATAATCGTTGCAATGTGATCGCCAGCAGCCAAACTGCCAAGTTCATCGTTACTCTTGTAAACGCAGCAAGAAGCATAAGTGCGCTTAGGGGTGCCAAGATTGTTAATGTTAGGCGTAGGCGCATTGATGCGACCAGTTGCGTAATCTTCGTAGAATGCTCGCACTTCCTGCATGCGAGTGGCCTTAGGCTCATCTTTGCACACCCCAAGAGCCATACGCATCCACACGAATGCGGGTGACTCCAACACAATGTTTTTCTCGATATCCTTGATAGCGTATTTAGTCGTGATTTGGTTGATGACAGAGTAGACGCTATTCAAGTCACGTTCGTGGTTGATGAACGACTGTGCAGCAAGCAGGTCCAAGTCAGTGTAGCCCATGTCTTCCCACAACCCGTCTGCAACCATATCGTGGTACATTTTAAACACAGACGGAACACACTCATGCCCACCGAACGCTTGTTTGTACACGTCACCAATTAGCAGACGGCCAGCCATTAGCATGTGCGGCGTATCTTCGTAATCCATACAAGCCTGAATCATTGCTTGTTGCAAATCCTTGGTTGTGCAGGTGTCGGGCAGCTTTTGATAGGTGTCAGCAACAATGCCAAACCAGTCCACACCGATGTTACCTGCCCACTTTGCCCAACGAGTAAGCTTCTCAGGATCAAACGGGACAACAGAACCATCCCGCTTAGTAACCATAATATGCTTCTCAGTCATTTAAACTCCTTCTACATTCTTACGTTTATGCTTCTTACGCTTCTTCTCAGCAGGCTTAGGATTATGATAGTCCTCCAACGTTTTGTATCCACCGTCAGGATTCCTCTGATCGCCCCGAATATGAAACAGAATATCTTCTAGCTGAATAATCTGGTTAACAATCTCAAGTTCCTCTGCCTTGTACTCTTCAGCTTCCTTGGTAGGAATGTTATCATCCAGAGCGTGTGAACCTCCATATTGAGGGCACGTGTGCCCCATAGCATACAGTTCTTCATAGAGGCTCTTGTCCTGCGCCTGAGCAGCCAACATCACATCTTCTAGAGTGCTGTACGGACCTTTGATGTGCCTACGAGCAAAATTATACTCGCCTGCAAACAAATAGCCAACCCTCACTTCGTTCTTCAACGTTCGGTGTTGTGCTGCATATACGTGCACAGCTTTGTTTGTGTCGAATCCAAGTTCAGCAAGAACGCCATACACTTTGTCTGCGTTGTCAAGATGAACAAGATCAAATTGATTCATGCCTTGCAACGGCTCTGCAAGCAGCAGATCATATACGCTAATTACCTTAGACATTATCACCTCCGAAGAAATTATCGGGTACAAGATCATCTAAGATAACGGACTCAAAACCAATAGGCTTACGAATCTTACCCTTGTTATCTTTAATGACAATGACTCCGTACTCTTCGTTGTCTTCAAAAGAGTAGTCAGACGGATAGTCCGACATGAAGAGGGACGGAACAAACTTATCATTATTGTTCTTAGTCACTCGACGTAGTGCTTCGTCCACATTAAATCCAGCTTTTTCCATAGCTTGCAGTAGTCCACATGTAACAACAAACACGTCACATGCCCCGTCAAGAAGTTCTACGCTGTCTCCGGTTGCGTGCAAAGCAGTAATTGTCTCAGCAAGCTCCTCTTTAATAAGGTCTACATACAGACAAACTGCCTCAAATGGCTCGTCGAAAGACTTGCCGATCTTATTAAATTTCAACACTTCGTCATAATGCTTTTGAATATTCATTTTCTCTCCCATACAACTGCTTCATATTTAGCCCAATTACCATCTTGTACATACTTGATGGCTTCTTCAGCAGTGTCAAAATGTACCACACAATCTTCAAACGTCATTGCCTCGTGCATGAAATGCCAAACGAACCAACCTTTGTACTGAGGATAATAGTACTTGCCGTATTTGTAGACACGAGTTTTCATTTCGTCCACCCAAGCTCAACAGCTTTCTGCAAGGCTTTGATGAGATAAGGTACATCTTTGTTAAGAATGTTCATGGACAAAGAATCATCGCTTTCGATACAAATGTAAGTCCCTTTTGTCAGTTTGTAAGCATCGTCATACCCGATGTTACTACCAAAAATAATTTCATCAATAGGTTTATCTTCTGCACGAATATCAATTGAAGCCATAATTATTTCCCCACATTCGTAAGACTGTTATCACTCTTGTGCTCGGAGACATTTTTACGCCCCCGATTCTGCTTCCCACAAGAAAGGCAATTATACAGCATAAACTCAGATGTGGCAGTGTAATATTTCTTGTCAATCTCAGCCAGCTTCTCACTACCGCAGCACACACAACGCAATTTACCAGCAGGTTCGTACAGAGCTACATTGGGGTGTGTCTTACTCCAGTGCCGCAGGCGCATATACACTTCCTCTAGTACTACAACATCCTGAATGTTGTATTCAAGCATCTCGTCAAATGCCTCGTCGTCCATAGCCATACAACGAGTCCACAGCTCAAAACCGCTGTGGCTTGCTTTCCGTTGCAGGCCAAGGTATGCAGCGATGCTATCAAGGCTATTGCTAGGGAAGCGAAACTCAGCTTTAGCAATCCGCAGCGTGTCAACAATCTTACTAGGTGCAGGTGGCGTCATGCCAAGAGCAACCATACGAGTCTTGATGAGTGGAATGTCGAACTTCTGCGCGTTGTGTGCCACGCACAGGTCTGCTTGGCTCATCAGGTCTGCAAGCTCTCGTACAAGCACTTCGTCGTTGCGAGCTTCGTAAATACGATTGGACACGATAGTTGGCTCACCAAGCCACTTAGCAGAATACGTCAGAAGATAGCCTTCGTGAACCACTTGCTTCTGGCTAACATTGTTGTCCCAACGGCCCCACACATACGCTGTAGTAGGGGCGCACTCGATATCAAGCAGAAGAATCTTAACACCTTTAGGAACAACACCTTCTACAGCTTCCACTTCAGTTTCGCGGAACTTGAAGTACTTGCGCAGGTTGTCCGACACAGTGCTCTTTGCTTTGTTGATTCGACGGGCAATTTCACGCCACGACATATCAGGATTCTCGTTAGCCAACTTTACAGCTTCTACGGCCCAATCTTTATCTGCAATATTCATTTGCTATCCTCAAACAATTTGTCAAATGCTGCCCAGCGACGCTCAACAGCCAGTTTGGCATCACTCACGATATGCGCTTGCCCGACAATGTTTTGATTGAGTTTATTGAGGATGCCAATAATTTCCCACAAAGCAAGCAAAGTCCCGATACCAAAAAATGCAATGGCAGCGCCAATAAAAATAAACCCCTCAGCCATCACACACCCTCCAATGCCGAAGCTTGCAAAGCTTCAATCTTCTTGCGCAGATCATTTTGACGGGCTTTGTAATTCCCGATAAGACGATTCCTGTGCTCAATGTCTTGTTCGTTCAACTTAATACTACTGTCAAGCTGTGCAATTTGCTCTTTGAATTCTTTCAGAGTGCGCTGCTGCTCGGTTGTTAAAGGCTTTTTGTCAACGATTTTCCACACCTTAGACTTTATATATGCGCTGATATCATTATAGCTCCAAGGTGCAGTTTCTTTGCTGCCATCCAGTGCATGGCACATGAAAGTGCATTCATCAATTGCAACGAACTTGTAGATTGCACCTCTCGGGACTTCAATGTAGAACTCATCCGGCAGGGATGCTTCCTTTTGCTTCGGCGTGTCGTTTACGATGATCCAACACCCATTTTCCACCCAACACTTGACGTTGTTTTTATCAATCACAGAGTCAGGAATCACCCCAATCACTTGCGCCCAACCCCTGGCCCACTTCACCTTGTAATCGCCATAATCATGTAACGTTGCTGTATGAGTGTATCCCGGCAAGTCCTTATCCCGAAACTGAAATTTGTCTGGAAGCTGTTTCATCATTTCTCCTTAAGAATGTACAACAAACGTATTCTACTCTTGTTCTTGCATATGCGCAAGGGTTATTTTGCTCGACGTAAGATTTCTTCTACAGCAGCCCTTCGCTTCTCGGGATTGCTAAGCTGTACATCTGTGTAGCCATAATCATAGCAAAACTGCTTTATGTCTTTCACAGGCTTCTTGCAGATGGCAATGGCAAGCTTCTGTACCTGTGCCTCGTCCTTGGAGTAGCCATGCTTGTCCATTAATGTTTTCAAATCATGACACTCATGACACAGCACTTGCAGCCCTTCAGGCCCACAAAACAGCCGCTCTACAAAGTCTGCAATGTCATCCTTGCAATTCAGGGCACCAGCAGGAATCTTGTGATCTACTGCCACCTGTTTGCTCTCAAAAAGCATGTCGCACTCGGCACATACGTAGCTCCATTTGCGACGCTTGTTGTCTCCTTTGTAGGGCACCTTGGCTTTGTCTAAAGCTTCATAGATGGCAGACCAGCGACGAGACAGCTTGCGAAGTCCGCTTCTCAACCATGTATAGAACTCCACAGGCTTCTTATCTTTCTTACGGCTTGTAGACATACCCCTCCGCTTCGTTCTTGTTGCGGACATAGTTGTACACGTTAAGAATCTTAAGGCCGCTAATGTCCAAGGAAAAGAAACGCTTCACAACACGTTCTTCGTAAGACAGTGTGTCCAACACTTTCCAACCATACCAAGTTTCTACAGGCATGTATCGCACTGGGAAAGATTTTTGCTCAGTCATCTTGCACCACCACATCTGCAAGATTGTCAGGCAAGGTTGTAAGTTCACCAAGCCAGATATCATCTATTACGCGGCAGTCATAAAGCAAGCCTATTGCACGCAGAACTTCTCTAGCACCCAGAGAGTTGTTTTGTGCTTCCAATTTGCCGTCAACATACAAGCCTTCCCAATCATCGCCAACAACAAAAGTGATTTGCTTTTTCATACTTCAATCTCCAATTTCTCACAAAGTTTCTTCACATCAAGCCTGTCACCTTCCCACCTACGCATGTGCACGCAATCGGCGTACATCTGCCAGATAGTGAGCCAATCTGCTTTGTGACGAGAATCATCCCATGCAGTGTAGTAGACTTCTTCAGGATACCACTCGCGGTACTTATCCACAACAGCCTGCACAGCTTCCTTGTCCGTCGTACAATCCTTAAGAAGCTTATATGCGCCCTTCTCGCCAAACTTCTTCTTAGCAATCTCGGACGGCTTATAACAATCTGCTGGGTCGCCAAAGAGCATTTGGAAATAGGCAAACACCCTACCGTAACCTTTTACCTCGTCCTTGTCATTCAAATACAACTTACCAAATCCATCTACAAACTCAGGCTCCTCCATGTGCAGCCAGTTGAACTGCCAGCCGGGAGTGGCGTTATCGTCTTTATCGATTGTTACAGACACTACGTATTCTTTCTTGCGATAGCCTTGGTACTTGTAGGCTGCAATCAGATCATCAGCTTCGCCCAGAGCCACCTCTGCGTTGTGCTTGTCAATAAGATATTGCTTGGCTTCTTCAAGATTAATCGGCTTAGAAATGTTACTGCGATTGTCCTTGTACTGAGTTGGCAGCGGAAGATGCTTACGAAAATTGCCATCGCTTGGACCTGAAACAACAATGTGATATGCATCACACTTAGTCTTCTGCAAAATCATCTTGAGCATTTGCTTCATCGCATAGATGGTGTTGGCAATTGGTTCAGGTGTTTGTACGGGTTTAAGATCGTAATCACCCGCTTCGCTGCCTGCCCACTCCTTGAACAGTGTAACAGTGTCGAACTCAAGCTCGCTAAGATTTTCTTTGTGTGTGGCGATTACGCTCCGCTTCTCCGTAGCTGCTGCACAACGGTATGCAAGCAAGTCGCCATCAATCACCGCTAGTCGTTCTGTCATACAGGCTCCCACGTGTCCCAATAGCTCCTAGGTCCAAACGGTTTTTCTTCGTTCTTCCATTCTTCGTACTCAATGCCAACACTCTTCAGCAAATCATATGCATTGTCAGGCATAATTTTGGCTGCATCCGGTGCAGTAATCTCGGCATCCTTGAACAGATCAAGTGCATTGTCGAGAGAGAATTCTTTGTCAGTTTCGATAGCAGCCTTCTCCCCATATTGACCACCAATTGCCTTAGCCAGATCATCCCATGAATTCAGTTCCACCTTCTGGCAAGCAAGACCAATACGAAGCAGATCGCTCTTACCAATCTTATAGCCACGATCTTGATACTTAAGCACACGCATAAGGGAGCCGTACGGGTAGCGAGTGCCGCTGTGAAAGCGCAAGAATCGCTGCGAATTGTGTTTGAAGAAGTCCTCATGAAAGACAAAATCTTTTTGATCAATATCGTATGCACCCATCACAGCGGTGTAGTCGAACGCATCGAACACAGCTTCAGCAGTTGGAAAGAAATCGAAATGCATAAGCTGCACAACACTGTCACGCTGTGCAAAAGTGATAGCACGGTCAGTTGCAGCGAGACACCACATACCATCGTCATACGCATCTGCCACAGCATTGATGAAATCTTCTTTGGTCTTGAAATAAAAATCTACGTCATTGATCGGCTGACCAGTGAAAGCGGATGTAAGTGCACCACCTGCAATGAATGCGCCTTTCGGCATGAAATGATACGCTGCTTGTTTGATTTGTTGAAATTCTTTCGCATGCTGCATTAAGTTTCCCCCTTAAGAAAAATGCCCCACCCCTTGCGGAGCAGGGCTTGTGTTAGTCGTCTTGCTTCCAGCGACTGCCTTTCTCTGTTGCTTTTAGTGTCAAACGATCTTGCTCGTGGTCGTGCTCACGATGCACTTCCGCATGATGTTTTGTACAGAGCCAAATCACGTCAAGCGGTATGTCATAATGAACGTGATGACCTTCGACATTTTCCGTCGTGCCGCAAACCCAACAGGGCAGCTTGGATAATTTGCCATCCCGTACTGCATTATTAACTGCCGTGGTCGCAGCTTTCCTCGCTTTGTCGTAGGTGTAACTTTTTCTGTATTCAGCAATCTTTGCCCTAACTTCGGGTTTGGATTCCCTCAACTTCTTTTGCTGCTTGCGTTCGGGTTCTGTGCTACGCAATCTATCATAAGCGTTGTAATACTCTTCGCGCTTCTTGCGGTTTGTGCGAACATCAAGCTTGTTACACTCTTTACATTTGTTGACGTGACCATCAGCCATCTCTGGATGCTTATAGTAGTCGGAGAGAGGTTTAATCTCCCCGCACTTAAAGCACGCCTTATTTACTAGCGTCTCCATCTACATCCTAGAAAGGCGTATCTTCCATATCATCAAAGTTTGGCGCAGGCTTGTTAGGCGCTTTCGGCTGTGCCACAGGGGCAGCAGCTTCACCATCACCCGGCTTGCCATTTGGGAACTTAGCACGAATCTCTTGCAGTTCTTTGTCACCTTCAACAATCTTCTCTGCAATTTCCTTAGCCTTCGCGATGATTTCCTTCTCACCATCTGCACCATTACGCTCTACAACAGCCTCTTGCATCTTGGAGCCAACATACTCTTCAGCCAGAACAATCTTACGCAGATCGGCAATGCGGAGCAGATCAAACTTAGCAAGACCGCCAAGTTCTTCCTTCTCTTCAAGCAGATCGTCGTCATCAAAGCCGACAGACACAGCAGGCATGATCGCAGGTTCAGGCTTCATACCTTTCATGAGAGGGACAGGCGACTTAAGCTTGGTGTTAACAAACTTCTTGTCATCCTTCTCTTGCACCTTCACTTCCAGATTGAACATGAACGGCTTAGCCAGCAGTTGCGAGATGTCGTTCAGCTTAGGATTCTTGTAATCCGCCTTAAAGATGACATCACTAACTTTCGTACCATCTTCATACTTAGTTACACCTGCAATCTTGTAGAAGTTGGACGTACTTGCCAGAAGCCACGGACGACCTTTAATGTAGTTGCCATCAGGGTCACGAGGCGCCACAGTGGTGAAGTTTAGACCTTCCGACATACCGCGAGTTACAGGGTGTAGAGGCAGACGAATGTTCTTAACACCAATGTCACCTTCGTAATCATGAGTTTGGTCCAACAGATCGATGTAGCAAGCAATCTTTTGCTCAACAGCGTCATCTTTAGGCCACAGGATTTTATCCTCTCCCGTCACCTTATCTTGCTCACGCTTGCCTGCACTATCTTTAGCAAACTTCGGCAGCTTCTTGTGGCTTCCAAGATCAACCAGCAGACCCACTTGAACAGGAACCAAACCCTCTTCAGGGATGATCGGCACGAATGCTTTCTGTTCAGTGTTCTCGTTACGTGCAGGAGCGTTGATATTGCGTGGTTTCATAAATTATATTTCCTTTAGAGTAAATTGTTGTGTGCAAGCACACTCTTAAGCGCTAGAGCCAGCGCAGGCTTTGTCCTGAGAATGCAGGACGCATCAGAACAACTTTTTATTCCAGAACCCCGTGTGGTGTGCAGTGTAGAACAAACAATACAAAACTGACACGATATTCAAAATAGGAATTAAGCTCAGGATGACATAACCAGCCATCAGACCGATAGTAACATCTTGTTCATCAACCTTCTTACTTGCGAGACAGTATGTAAATACACAGAACATTGAAAACAACAAATAGATCAATAGCATTATTCCACCTCACACACAAATATGCACAATATATCCAGCAGCCAGAACAACCGTAGACAGGATTACGGATGCAGCAACATACTCTCCAACAGTGTCAAGCACCTTGAAATCAACGCTAGGAACACCCATAAATCGTGCCAACAGCGTCAATCCCATTGCAGCGGCAATCCCGAGCGGAGGTGCACCGAAGATTGATACAACAAACCATGCCCACAAAACAGTTACCACCCAAGCTTTGTAAACACTGGAGCCAAGAACCAACAAAACTTGGCCTACAAGTGTCGTAAGCGACTCATCCTTGGATTTCTTCAGCACATCAACTTTCATACTTCCTCCTTACTATCATAAAGTTTCAAAATTTCAGCTTCAATCTCATCCCAAGCTTTCGTGCCAATAAGATTGCTGATTTCAATATCATCGACATACACTGCTTCGATAATCACTTCCTCTGGGGATTCAGGCTCATCTGCCGTTGAAGGAATGGCTTGGTAGAACCTGAATTCTACTTCGAGTTCAACTCCACGTAAAACGATTTTACGAGTGAAGAAACTCGGAGAAAACTGTTTACTTTGATCGGAATAACTCAAGAATGTCCTCCCACATAAGAATTAGTCCAATTTTGATGAGCATCCATTTGTAGGCTAGCTCATTCATTTTAGTGTTACCGTGTATTTTTCTAAAAGCACCCTAGCAGCTTCGTTACAATCATTAACGTAAAGTCCGACTGTAGAGTTGTATAAGTATTGCGCAATATCGTCCACGTGCTTGACGTGGTCTTCCCAGTTTACAGCCTCTTGCTCACTTTGAAAGATATTTCCATCTTCAGTTTGCCACACTTGCTTAGGCATCTTCGTTCTCCAATTCATACATTTTATCTAGCATCTTGTACAGTTGATCCACTTCGCTCTGCATCATACGATTCTCTTCTTTGTTGGCATCCATCTCATCACAGAGAACGTCGATACGAGCCTGAATTTCTTCTTTGGTCATACATCGTCCTTAATAACTAACACGTCATTGTACACTGTTTTCTCAGGATTTACAAGCATCCTATCAATCTCTCCGATAAGATTGTTGACAGCACGTAGACTTTTTACAACAGCCTTTGCATCCTGTGCTGCATGCCCGTGCTTGTAGAGCCAATCCATCATCTTGAACGCCTTGGCGCGATACCAATTGTAGCGTCCATCCTTTTTGTAGAGCAAGCCTTTTGGGAAATCATCTGGCAAGCTCACGAAGTAAGGGAAGCGAATGTGCACATCCTTCCTCTTCAATGTGATTGCCTCTACAACGGCAGCAGCAAGAATCTTATAATCCTCGTCAGAAGCTTCCCTTGTTGTGGCACGAAGCTGGTTAGAGGGTTTGCGTCGTGTTGTCATTTATCACAATATTAGTCATTATTGAAATCGTAGTAAGAGTCTTCTAACTTCTGTTGAAGTTCCTCAAATGTAATTTCTCCGGCCTCATACTGGTCTTTGTACTCTTGCTGTAATTTTTGTAGGTCGTTCATCATTTCATCTCCACAAAGAACAAAACGTTAGCAAGTTGCATCCAGTTTTCGTAAGTGCCTCCGTCAGAAGGTTTAATCTTCTCTACAGAGGCTTTAACATAGAAAGTGTACAAAGTTTTCATTTCAGCAGAAGAAACAAAATCCGCCCATTGCTCATTAGTAAGCTTTACACGAAACTGTGGCGTCTCATACGTAATTGGACGGAACCAAGATGTCACTTGTGCAATCCTTCCTGTCAGGTCTTTCTCAACATTGAAAAGTTCGTATGGCAGGTTAATGTATGGAAGGCTCATCCCATCTCCACATCATAAAGCGTACCCTCAAGCCTATCTGCAATTTGTTGCAACTTCTCTCTTACCCAATCCATCGTAATGCGATAGTTGTCGTCTGAGAAAAGTTCATCAGGGATGTTGTGAATTTGTACGTGAAAGGTTAGTTCCATTGTTCCAAGACCTCAGGAGGTTGTTTGCCAAACTTCTTAGTGTACTCGTAATTCAGCCCGAAGTCATCGTCAGGGTCTACGTCATACGTCTCGATACAGTATTGCCTGAAGAATGCTAAATACTGCACCCAGTCAGTGTATTCCTTCATGTCTTTTAGAAGCTCTGCCATAGTGATTTCAAGTTTCATTATTCCTCCTCTGTGAAAAAGCGATAAGGTATAACTTGCCAACTATGTCCATTCCACGCCACGTCTCTAGTACTCATACCCTTGTTGTGCATTCCTGCTCCGTACGTTCGTGACGTATTCGTAGTCGAGTGCTTCTTGTTCTGCGTCGTCGAAGCCATCTTGCCAGTCGTCTCCTGCACTGTCGCAATCTCCATTAGTGTGCGGGTTGTTCGTGATGCCGAGGGCGTACGCTGCCCTACCCTCGTAGTAGAATCTGCTACCATTTTTACTGCGCATTGCTGTGTTGTCCTTAGTTAGTGGCAAGTTGCCCAATTTGTGCCGATCATGTAACCGGCAGTAAGCTCAACGTTAAGTTTGTAATATTCTCCGGACATTTTGACGGCCTGTACAGCAAGCTCTCCTGCCCTGTTGTATGCCCGGAACCACCCTTTGTCGTTGTGAATCACGTCGCTCCATTTACGTCCTTCAGGATCGACAAAATTCTTAGCTTCTTCCTCTGTTTCAAACTTCTTAAACTTTACTGCACTACGTCGTACCTCGTATTGTGCCTCATCGTGATATGCTATCAACTGTTGGCAGAAGTCTTTATTCTTCCAGTCATCACGAAAAAAGTCAACAGCTAATCCCTCTTTTTCCAACATCTTATCGTGAATAACCATAGCACGCTTAGCACAGATAACACCTGCAGATTGTAGATAGCTGTTAATCACGTTACCTTTTGAGCGGATAGGAAGCTTACGTTTGTCAATAGCGGGGATGAACTTCTTTTGTCCAGCGCCTTCCCAATACCTTTGCATAGCCTCTTTTAGCAACTTCAATGGAGCAGCTTGCGTCCAGAAAGCGTCGAAAATAATTTGTCCATCTTCTAAACTACAACCTACAGTCTTTGCTACTCGCTTTGGCTGCGCGTTATAGCTGCACCCGTACTTAACCGGCTTGGCAGACTGACGAGGGAAGTTTCGCCCTAGAAGTTCGGTAATCGAACGAGCCAGTACAGAGTGACAGTCATTGGGCTTCTCTGCCGTCAAACTATAACCGTACTCTGGTCCACCCGGATACTTCCAAACCGCATGGGTTTCCATTTTAGCTTCTAGGCTGTCAAAGTCGAACGCCATCTGTAGAAAACCGTCCTTAACATCCACACCAAACAGCGAGCGCATTTGTGTACCATACAGACTCGTAGTACGGCTAATATTGGCAACACGCCTGTGCTTCATGCGACTCGTAGCTGCATCGCACGTACCTGCTGGTGTTGGGATACGTCCATCTATGTCTAACCTAGGCTCCGACAGAAAGCCCTTCTCTGGTTCCTCTTCCTCGTCGTCAGGGTCTACTCCGCCTCCAAGAATACTGTTACGACGGTGTGTGTACGTAAAATAATCCGACACCAACTTTGCATGCGGAAATTTGTCGGCAATCTCTAAAAGTTTAGGATCAATCTCCTTCTCTTGCCCAACAGTCAGCGTAGGATTGGTGTAGACTTTCAAAGGGCGTTTGATGTCATGCTTCAACAGTTTTTCACGCAACCTTTTCGGACTAACTTCTAATTCTTCGCAACGGTCTTTGCAGAACGGAGAACTCAACGTCTGCTCAACGTACTTCTCGACTGCCGCTTCAAACTTCTCCCGCGACACTTTTTTCTTCTTTGCATCACAAGTAAGATCACGCTCTTTGTACTGCGAAGGCTGCCACTTGAACTTCTCTACAAGCCAACCCTTCAAGTGCGCGCTGTCATTTGCACTACTGCTAAGCTTACCCGGTTCTGTGCTGATGAGCGGTTCACATGGAATAGGCAGCTTATGCGTCTTACCAAGAAGGGTGGCATACCAGCCGTCTTCTTTCTCTTCTAGAACGCCCTCGTGCTTAGCAATAAAATTTTTAAGATGCGTGCTAGGAGCACCAGACTTAAGAAATTGGGTAGCAGGAGGAGTGTACTCTTTTTGTTTAGTTTTCGCAAGAGGGCGAGGTGGAATAAGAGGTTCAACAATTGCACGAATCTCTTCCATCTTCTGGTCCAAGTCACGTACACACTCTTCTGCAAACTTCTTATCAAACCAAAATCCACGGTGTTCTTGTCTTGTAATAATCTCAGCCACCTTCTGCTCCATCTTGAAGGCATCTTGCCACGGCCAGTCTCCCCATTCTTTGACAAGAGCGTTGTAAACCTTGTGGTTCACTTCAACGTCTCGGACGTTATACTCAAGCATTTCTGGATGATAGACACGGAACTCTGCACCTTTTTCTGCATCCTTGTCGATAAGTCCAATCTCAATTGCTTTGGCACGCCAGTCAATCTTCTCCAGACCAAGCGTCTTACCCCAAGCCTCGATGCTATGTCCTCCATAACGATCAGGGTTCAGCACCTTACTCGCAATCATAGTGTCGTAGATGACAACTGGACGACCATCAAACATATCTTGGTCATCAATCTTGTAGTCAAGGTTCAAAGCCAGTTTAAGTGCAAGCAAGTCGAAGTTAATGATGTTTGCACCGATAAGCGTGGTAAGCTGCTTACTCCACTCTGGAAACTTAGAGTAGCACTCGTCTTGAACAAACTTGTAAATCTTACCTGTGTCGATGTCCTTGGCAACAATACAGTGAATTTTGAACGTATCCTTTAGTGAATAAGGACTAGTCGTATAGTCAATTGTATCGCTGTTCAGGAGGTTAGTTGACTCAATATCGAATACGACTCTCACACAACCTCCTCAATCAATAATCTTCGCCAAGTGCCTACCAAGCTGCGTCAGCAACTCTTGTGCCACAAACTCATCAGCCTCTTCTCGACAATACGAATGATAGTCGTCATCCGAAAGCTCAATCTTCTTACCGTGAAAATCGTACTCGTAAGTTTCATAACCATTGTCGTCAATCGTAGAACAGATCAACTCCAGCCCAAGAAGCTCAGCCACATCCCACGCCTTAATTTGTACGTATGCCATCACTCCTCCCCAAACATCTCAGCCAATTGGTCGTAACTATACGTCACCTGATAATCCTCCTGCTGAGCCATCTTCACCAACCCCTGCCACTCAACATCGTCCATCTCTACCCAGGCTTCGATGCTCTGCAATCCCTTCAACTCACTCTTGAGCATCCGCTGAATTTCCTCCACAGCAGCAATCTTCTTCTTGAACTTGCGAATGTAGGGTGTGTAGACGGCAGCTTGTTCTTTGCAATTTTTTGCGTTTGAATAGCACGTCTCTGCCGACACTGTATCTTGCTCCTTCATACACACGCCATATTGCGACATATATTCGTCCGCCTGCGAATTGTAGGCGGCGCGTGCCTTGCGGAGTTTGGACTGTTCTTCATACAGGCCCGTTAGAACCTGTGACAATACTGCTATGTTGCGCTGAACTAATTGTGCCTTCATATATGTACCCGCTTTCCTTTATAAAATCTATAAGTTTTAAATACTGTGAAGATGGCATTGCCTCACTTACAAAACCCTTTACACCAACCCTTTTCAACGGGAAGTTAGATTTGATTTCCTTCTCCAAGTCGAATGCAATTGCCCCAGTCGTCTTTAGGACGTAAGACATATCAACGTGATATCCATGCTTCCCTAACTGTGCAGTGTGTTGCTTTAGTCTTCTGTCAAAATTGTTTGTGACCCCAAAACCAACAAACGAGTCCGCAAACCCTTCAATTTTCAGTGCGTAGACATACCCCACGTCACTTAGTCGCTTATACCCTCCCTGTACGCAGCTTGCACATCGACTACCGTTCAAAAAACTCTGTAATCCAATATCGAAGGTTCCGTGTTCAAGACACTGTATAGATACTTTCGACTTACTGCCGACGTACCCCTCGGCCCAACCCTTGAATGTATATTTGCTTCCTAGCAATGCAGTTACTACTTGATACTCCCTTAAAGCAATAGGCCACTTATAAATATGAGAACACCTACATGCCAATAATCCTTGCCCAAGCTTTGCAGTTGTACTCTGAAAAATCCCATCGCATAGACCTGCGCTTGCAAACTCATCATTCTTACAAACAGGGCATAAGTAATACCAAGAGTGAGTACGTGTACCTCTAAGGAATTTGGTGTCAGGGTGGTACACACCAGTATTAAAGAACTTTCTGATTAATTCTTCGCTCTCTTTAGTGGCCCTAACCCTAGAGTTTTCTGCTTTGCAGTACGGACAGCCGCACTCTTTTCCCAACAGTTTGCTAACATATGTACTTTCCCACGTCTTGTTATGAATTTTACAGAACATTTCTGCTTTCGTCAATGAACGATTCCACTCCGCAAAAATTCCAACAAACTCGTGATCTAGCCCCACATATTTCCTGCGCAGAAGAGTTTCGTACTGCTCTTTAGACATCTCGTAGTTTGCACTACAACCGCAAGGAACATTCCCTCTAGAAAATGAGTTGGTTGCTTGCAAGAACGTCCCATCCCCATACATCTCGCTATCCGATGCACACTTGTCGCACTTTACTCGGAAATATTTTCTACCGTCATGCTCTACCCTCTCAACAATTGTCAATCCGTTTTTAACATATCCCGGAATATATTTCGCTGTCACATTGCCTCCAAACGGGCCAGAGCACGCTTTTTGACAACAATCTTGCGAGCCCCACGAATCTTATTTTCCATCTCAGTATTACCTTTGTTGGCATAATAACGAATCATGGTTGAAATTACTTGAGGTGTTGCAGTTTCAATGTATTCTGCAAGTTCTTCAAGAGTGCTATTCTGGTAATCAAAGCTCATGCATCTTTCCCTTAAAGCTTTAATTATACATCAGAATAACAATCTTGTCAAACTTTAAAACTGCTGAGGGTTCTGCTGCAACCAATCATCCATGTCATGCATAGTGTGAGTAACATTGTCGTAGTAGTACTTGCCAGCCATACCTGTACGACCCGTCCAGCGGCACTTACTCATCTTCATGTGCGTGGTATTTTTCTCAGTTTCGTCCTCTGCCTCTTTGTTACGAGTGAAGATGAGGTTGCAGGCACCCGACTTCAGAATTGCAGACGAACCATGAATGTCTTCTTCATGCATATTAGCGCCAGTAGAGTTGGCCTTCTGCCCGCTACCGGACTTGCGCACGTGATTTACGTTAATGAAAGTGCACTGGTGACTCTTGACCATGCCCTTCATCCAACGCATGAACACAGCCTGCTCCTCATTACTGAGTCCATCAAGGATGTCTTGCAACGGATCAAGGATAATCACCTTACAGCCGCAAGCAATGATGAGATTCATAATGAGGTCTTTAAGACTCTCAATCCCCCCATCACGCTCCTCTACAAGATGCCAGCGCGGAGTTCCGTCTTCATTATACCACAGTTCCTTAGCCTTAGCTTGAACTTCTTCACTTTGGATAAACTCAATCTTCTCATCTACATCCTCGATAAGATCGATCTTACGCCCGATGTGACGGCTAAGAATCTTAGTGCCATACTGCCCACTATCACTCTCAAGAGTAACAACACCAATACGATGAGGGCTGTTGAACACCCAAAAGTACGTGCACTCATCTACGATAGTACTCTTACCTGTTCCACTTGCAGATGCAAGATTGACAATGACACCTAGCGGAATTCCGCCTGCCATCTCCTTCTGAACCTTGTGCATGAATGGCGGCAGAGGAATCTTAGGCGTACGGGCTTGCTCAATAATCTTATCCATGAGGCTGTCACTGCCAATGATGCCGTCAGGGCTGTATGCAGGGGCAGAATAGAACAAGCTTACGAACTGCTTCTCACGGCCTTTCTCAAGATACTCGTTAGCGTCCTTGAGCGACAACTTCATCACAAACATCTTACCTTTTGGTAGTACATCAACAAGCTTCTTAACAGCGTCCTTGCCAGCATCGTCGTTGTCGTAGCAGACAACAATCTTATCGAAGTTGTTGATCCAGTCGTAGTGTTTTTGAATTTGTTTGTAGCTACCTGCCTCACCAATGCCGCTAGAAACTACTGGTATTGGATCAAAGTCACTCCCCTTACCTTTTCGATAATTTTCAAGCATCTGGTAAGCCGACAAGGCATCAACTTCCCCGGCACAGATCAACAAGTATCGGCCAACACTGTTCTTCCACTTCCACTGCCCGAAAAGCTCAGAATCCTTGCCAATCTTGCCTACACTATAGAACTCCTTTGGCAACTTCCTAACTTTGAAACCTGCAGGTTTGTATCCTTCCGTGTAAGGGTAAAACACTTCAGCGACATTGCCAGTTTCTTCGTCAAACTTGAACCGGCAGGCATAAGCTTTATAAGTTTCATCAGTGATGCCACGACAGTTCTGTCCGTTGACCCCTGTGTACCCCTTGATTTTCTCAACTTCTTCTTGAGTAATAAGTTCTTTAGTCATAACCTCTTCATCGTCATATTCGTAGTTATCGACGCCACGGGCTTTACGCTCAGCATCGCTCAAAATGGAAAAGCCACAGGCAAAGCAATGCTTCCCCATGCCTTCTCCGTAATTGACAAGGTTATCCCCTGCTGTGTCATGTCCCGCTTTACGACATTGTGGGCATGGCTCGTTAGAAATCATCAACCCTCCTTAAACTTCACCTCACGCCCACTCATCGCAAGCAAATCATAAAGTTCTTGTGCAATCTCTTTCCGGGTCATGTCCGTTCTTATGTCAGCAGCAAGCCCAGAGCCACCCTTCCAGTTAGTTGCCCACACTTGTACACCATCACCGTGCACCTCAATTTCAAATTTATCTTGCATCAATCCCCCACTATCCATACCAAGCTATAGCACCACAAGTTTTACAAACATCGCTGTACGTACTGTCAACCACCCATTCACAACGACTTACTAAAGGATTTCCGTCTTCATCTTCAGTGTGCCCTTGCTGTACCCAATATGAGTCTTGACACAACTCCTCTTTATTAGTTTGATAACCCATCAACCCTCCCACTCCTCCACATCTGCACCCGTGCTCAAAAGCAAGTCGTACATCTCTTGTGCAGAGCCCTTCTGATCACAACCTGCATCGAAGTAGAATGCGCGAACAGAGTCATCTTTAATTAAACAAACAGTGATAACACCACCTTTAATATGAATCTTGTACTTGTTCATGCTTCCTCCGTATATTTATCACCACAAGAAACGTGACTTTCACGATTGCATCCCACAACATCCATGTCCTGATACCGAAACACAGTCATGTTAAGCTTCTTATCCAACTCAGTGATTTCTTTGTAACCTAAGAATAGGTATTTCGGCACTCTGCCAGTCTCAACTATATACCCAACTCGCTGAGATTCGATACGATCTAGGATACCCATTGCAATTTCCTCATGAATTCTCCCTACTATCAAAAATCAATTTATCTACAAAATCTACTACCTCTTGGTAATACTCGTAGTAAGTCGCTTCCGTTTTAAACCCCTCAATGTCTTGTGGATTGCATGGAAATCGCTTTTTGATTACCTGCTCAATATTCCACGCTTGTTGACCTGTAACATAGAATATTTGTGTTGCGACTATTTTAAGGCCAGCACGTTTAAGATTTCGTGCGTGAGTGTGCAGTCGACGGTCAGGTGTGTTTGAAACACCAAAACCTATAAAACTGTGGCGGCCTTCCACTTTCAGGATGTAAAAACCAGCGTCAACCCCTTTCTTATACCCTGACGTGGCACAATCAGGACACCTATTTCCTACAGCCAGGAACGAGTGGATGTTAACAGGCCAGTTACCATGAACATCACAGTTTAGTACTATCTTACTGCCAACATTCTTGTAATTGTCCTCCCACCCTACGAAGTTATACTTGAGTCCCTCATATTCTAGAGTAGATTTTACTTGAAACTCTCGCTGTTGTGCCGTCCATCTATACGCCCTTGAACACCTGCAAGACTTCTTACCCACAGATAGGTTAGCATAGCTAGAATTGAACAGTCCACTGCACAGCCCATTCTTTACAAAGATATCGTCACTACAAACACCGCAACGATATTTCCACTTATTACCCCTAGATTTACATCTACCGAAAATTGTGCCAGAAGGAAACTTACCCACCTCAAAAAATTTCTCTACGCAATGTTCGTCTGTGTATCCATTCTTCTCCGAGATAGTATTATTTGCACACACCCTGCATCCCACTTTGGAGGTGAGTAAAGCACTTGCCCGTAAATTAGACC